AATGACTAATGATGAGAAAATTGAGCAAATACAAGTTATGCTTGGCGAAGATTATCCACCAAAAGTTTTAAGTGTTTACCTCCGTCAAGCGAAACAACTTATCCTTAACAAGCGATTTCCGTATGGTTATCAACCACTAACGGAAGTTGAACCACATTACGAACAACTACAAATTGAATTAGCAATCGTGCTATTTAACGAAAGAGGCGCGGAAGGTCAAAAATCACATAACGAAAACGGAGTTAGCCGAACTTGGCGAAGCAAAGAAGAAATTATGTATGATGTTGTGCCTTATGCGAGTGCGTTATGAGAAACTTGAAAATCAATCAAAGAAAGTATGTTGCTCTTAATTACGCAGGCGAAGAAAGTATCGTTGATAAAGACGGTTATGAAACAGGCGAAACCAAAGTCGTTTATGGGAACGAAATTGAGTTCGCTACACATTTAAGCGGTGCGACAGGTTCTTCTTATATTGATAGCAACGGTGTTGCCGTTGAATACGACAAATCATTCGTTCTAACAAAGTATGAACTTGAAAAGTATGGCTTTGATGAAAATACCGTGTTCTTCATTGATAAAGCACCTGAATATGACGACAACTTACAACCTTTATACGATTATCGTGTCAAACGCATTAAAGACACCTTAAACGAAGTAGTTGTATTGCTAAAAAAAGTTAGGAACAAATAACCGTGAAAGCCAAATGGAACATTAAACCAACCGATATTATTAAAAGTATCCAAGCGGATATTGAGGCAACTGTGCCGAAGGTCTTGGACGCGTTTAGTAGAGAAATTGAGGTTAATGCCCAAAAGAACTTCAACGACGCTCTAATTGATATTAGTGGCGATAACCCTTATGTATGGGTTGAAAGAACCGTTGGAAAGAATAAGGCAAGGGTTAAATGTGTTGGCGAGCAGGTATTGTTCGCAGAGTTCGGCGCTGGTATAAACAATTCCTTCACGGAAAAAGATATATTGGTTGGCGAACATTCGCGAGTTAGTTCAAGTGGCGCGACATTTCGCGTTAAGGGACACACACGCACTATTGTATATTCCGCACGCGGTTTCAAAAACGGCGGTATGGAAGAAACTATACAAAGACCTGCTGGTATCGTTCCATTAGGAACATACGGCAAAGGTCAAGGACAAAATCTATTTTGGGTTCGTCCTATGAGAAACGGACGCTATGGTTCAAAAGAAAGTCAAGTTCACAAGAAGAACGGCGACATTAGAAATGATGTCGTTTGGACGGAAGGAACAAGACCTGTTCGTGGGCTGTGGCGTGCGAGAAATACTGCTATTAGCAAGTTAGGAAGCGGGAGGTTAAATGTTAAATGATTGACAATTCAAATGAAATCTATACACGCATTACTACCGAACTGAAAAATGCTGATAGTAGCGTGAAAACATCAAGCGTTTATGTAAACGCACCAAGTTCTTACCCATTTGTGAGTATTGAGATGATTGGCGATAGTGTTTATGAGAACGGTATTGATAGCGGAGATATTGAAAACTTTGCTCACATTACCTACGAAGTAAATGTATATGCCAAAGGCGATACCAAAAAGAGTAAGGCAACCGAGTTATTAGGGGTCGCTGATGACTTTATGAAAAGTATTGGGTTCATTCGTATTACGCGTGTCCCAATGCAAGACCAAAATGAAACTCTTTACCGCATTGTCGCTCGTTATGAAGCGGTGGTCGGCAAGGACTTAAAAGTTTATAGGAGGTAAGCAAAATGGCTTTATCATCTGCACCAACATCAACAATTGATACCTTCTTAATGGTGGGTAGCGGAAGCGGAACAATCTCTTATTCCAAATTATGTGATATTAAAGATTATCCTGACTTAATCGGCGCACCTGAACCATTAGAAACCACAACATTAAGCAACCGTCAAAGAACATTCATTGAAGGTCTTAAAAGTGGCGAACAACTTACATTCACAGCCAATTATAGCGAAAGCGCATTTTCGCAAATTGTGGGTTATGCTGGCGTTGAAAAAGACCTCGCGGTTTATTTCGGTGCTTCTGCACTTGACACACCTGACGGACACGACGGAAAGTTTACTTTCAAAGGTTATGTTTCCTGCTCTATCGTTGGAAAAGGCGTGAACGAAGTTCGCGAAATGTCAATTATCATCACACCAACAACTGAAATCTCTTTTGCTGGCGTTGAATAAAAACTCAAAGGGAGGAACTACAAATGGGTAGTATCTTAATTAAGAACGAGGTGGACGGCAAGCAATACAAACTCGCTTACAATCGTTCAGCACTCGTTAGAATGGAAAAGCAAGGTTTCAATGTTCAAAAAATTGAAGAAGAACCTCTTTCCAACATTTGCTTGTTAATTCGTGGGGCATTTTATATGCACAACCCAAGTTTAAGCGATGAGGAAATTGACGCTATTGCCGAGCAAATTGACGGTGGCGAAAAGTTTATCCAAGCATTACTTAAACTTTACAGCGATGTATTGATGTCTTTAAGCGGACAAAAATCAAGCAAAGAACCAAAAAACTTCAAATGGGAGATGATTTAGTTTCATCTCCCTCTAAATCAATAGAGGAAACATTTAACGACATTTGTCCTTATTTAATGGCGATAGGCGTGTCTTACGATGACTTTTGGTATAACGAACCCGACATCGCAAAACATTCGCTTAAAGCCCACGAAATACGGCAAAAAATGGAAAACGAAAAGATGTGGCTACAAGGTTATTACTACTATATAGCCCTCTGCGATGTTTCCCCTGTGCTTCACGCTTTTGCTAAACGAGGGACTAAACCGCTTGATTATCTTAAAGAACCTCTATCTTTATCGGTTGATGAGATAAAGGAAAAAGAAGAAGCGGAAAGACAAAATCGTTTGTGGCAACTCCGTGAAAAACTTATCAAAAGTTCAAGAAAGGGCGTTTAAGAGTTATGGCTACAACACAATTAGATAGTTTAGAAATTGTTATTAGCACTAATACTAAACAAGCAAATCAAGGTATTAGGTCTTTAACCAAGAACTTGGACGCCCTTCAAACTTTCGTAAGCGATAAGTTAGATTTAGGCACAATTACCACGCTTGAAGAACATTTACAAAATATCTCAAAAATTGATTTTACTAATGTAAGTCAAGGGTTGAAAGATGTTGTAAGTGCTTTTAAGGCATTACAAAGCAAAGCCCTATCAAAGGGTATTTTGAAGAACGCGCCATTAACACCAGCGGAAACAACACCTGCTTCTTATGATACGAGTTATCTTCAAGAAGAAGGCGCTATTGAAATGTCTAAAACAGTAGAATGGATAGACCCAGCGCAAGCAGAACAAACAAAAGGCGTTATTCAAACCATTATTGATTATTTTAAGAAATTACGAAAAGAAACCGACCAAGTTGGCGATAGTTCAAAGAAAAGCGCAACAAAGTTTGGAAAACTCGTTAATGCTTTCAAGCGCGTCCTGTTCTATCGTGTCGTTAGACGCATTTTACAGTTAATCGCGCAAGCCCTTAAAGAGGGTATTCAAAATATGGCGTTGTTTGACGAAGATTTTAATAAAACAATGTCAAACATTAAATCTTCTATTACATATCTTAAAAATAGTTTAGGAACTCTATTAGCCCCACTTTTTGAAATGCTTGAACCATTTATAGTGTCTATTTTAGACGGTTTAAGTAATGTTGCTAATAAGTTAAGCGAAGCGTTTAGCATAATCGCTGGCAAAGATACTTATACCAAAGCAATTAAAGGCGCAGAAGATTATGCTGAAAGTCTAAATAAAATTAAAAAAACTGCTTTGGGAATTGATGAATTAAATATCCTTAACCCGCAAGAACAAGGCGGAAACTTTGAAAAAGCCGAAGTTGAAAAAAGTGAATTAAATGAAGCACTTGGAGAGTTTGGAACTCAATTAAGGGGGCTTCTTGGAGATGTCTTTGGTTTCTTAAAAGAATATCCGTTTGGAATTATTGGAAAACTTTTACCAACAATTTTACCTGCGATTTTACCACTAATTGAACCTATTAGAAAAATCTTAAATATCTTAATGGATATTGTGGGAGAAGTGCTTGAAAATATTGTTGATATTTTAGGGTTAATTTTACCACCACTTGTTAAATTGGTTGAGGGTGTATTAAACATTATTATTCCAATTCTAAACATTTTGAAACCTGTTATTACATCTTTGTTTGAAGGCGTTGAAGCGATATTCAGGATACTTTCGCCAGCATTAGACATTGTTTGTGATATGACGAAAGGTTTATTTGATTTCGTCGGTCAAGTGATTAGTATTTTACAACCTATTTTTGATGTCCTTAATTGGATATATGAAAAAATGGGTGGAGAAACCGTTGATAGAATTACTACATACGGCGGGGGAAACGAAAATGGTCGTTGGGACGACGGTTATCAATTTGGCGACGCGCTCGGTCAAGTAGTAGATTGGGTTAAAGACGGTTGGAATTGGTTTAAGGGCGCTCTTGGTTTCGCCACAGGTGGTTTTCCAGAGGACGGCTTATTCTTTGCTAATCACACCGAGTTAATCGGTCAATTCTCAAACGGAAAAACCGCAGTAGCCAATAACGAACAAATCGTAGAAGGCATTAAAGAAGGCGTTTACGAGGCGATGATTTTAGCGGGTGGAAATAACGATAAAGGTGGTATTCAACTTGCCGTATATTTAGATAGCGTTGAAATTGCTAAACGCGTCGAACAACGAAATATATCAAGAAAAGACAATAATATTGTGGGGGCTTATAAGTATGGCAGTTAGTTCATTCCAATACGGAAAAACATATCGCGTTAGTGGAAATGATTTATCATCAATTGTTGCTTATGATGAATTACATTGTAGCGTTTTAAAGTTGAAATTTTATAGCGCACCAACAATTACCGCAATATTTAAAGGTGATGTTGTGTTAATGCAGAATGGTAGTGGGACTTGGTTCGTGTATGATGATTACGGTAATTTTGTTATGTCCACAAGCGATAACGATTATGCTTATGCACTTACCGAAATTGAGTTTGTCGCGAGCGTTCAAACTAACGCAAACACCGACGCAAGTTGGAAAACAAACGCTATTTTAGTCAATGACGCATTTGCCCAAGTTAGTATTTATAATGAATATTCAAGCACTTGGGTTGATTTACCTTGCGCAAGCGAATATACGGGTATTGCTACAACCGTTGTTGATAGCGGTCGAAACCCCGACGGTGTTGTTATAGCCGATGTTATAGCAAGCGATATTGCGAAAGTTGAAATGAAATGGAACTTTTTAACTCTTGAACAATATTCACTTATTGCCCAATTATTTGAACCAAAATATCACGGTGAATTTATGAACGCCGTACGTTTCTTTGATGTCGTAAAGGGCGATTTTGACGGCGATAATTCAAGCGCACCGGATAAAACAAATAATCCTTGTAGGATAATGTATTGTGGCGATAGAAAAGTTAGTTTTGCTAAAATTAAACTTGATGATGACGGAAAACCAATCGGTTATCAAGGTGTTTCGCTTAACTTAATTGATACACATAAAATCTATGGAGAATAATTATGCTACACCCAAGTAATGAACAAGGTTGGATTGAAAATCAAAAGCAACAAGTTCGTAGTGAAAGCGATATACTAATCAATGTTTATGACAGACGTGA